TAGTAATATCTACACCTACATCTATAAATGATCCATTGTTTGTAATAAACTCTGATGGCGCTATAACATTTTGTGAGCGCATAATAGAATAAGCTGCCATACTTCCATCAGAACTATTAACAATTAATAATAAATCATTTTCATCTGTATCAACTGCACGCCTTAAAGCCATACGAGTAGGTGTCTTTAATAGATGTCCAGACAATAAAGATATCTTAGATGTTAAATATGTTAATTGTGTATCCGAATAGGCAATTTCACTAAGTATCTTTCCTTGGCGTTGAATAAATAATACGCCTGATTCTAGTTGTTGAACACGAATGCCTTGTTTACTACCAGCACGACCAGTAGTAGATACAAAGAATGATGTTGGCGTAATAGGGTCTAAGCCTTGTTGTGGTACATAGAACTCACCACCAGTTGTAAAGATCATAAGGTCTCGACCAGAGATCATATCTGTAATAGCATTAAATGTATTGGTATCTAATGTTGCTTCTACTGCATCATCATCTAAGCCTTCGGTAGCTTCAAAGTCAAAGAATATACCTACTTTTGAACCCCATACTGTAGATGGTCGAGATTTAGATCCACCAAAATATAAACGACCTTGATGAAATGTAACTGTTCTAGGCCATCCTTTTGTTGATGACCATACATCTTCATAACCAGACTCTAATTCCCAATTTGCATTGGCAATAGCTGATGTGTTAAAGAATGGAAATTCAGTAATAGCATTGACCACTGTAGTACTTGTATACTGTACAATTTTTGCTCTACCTTGTGGTATTACATTAATATATTGACCTACAGATGCAGCACTAAAAACAGCAGAAGATGCAGTAAGTGTGACTTTTCCAGATACTGCTGATGGTGTTAATGTGCCAGCTGGGTTAGAGTATGCAATGGTATAAGCATATTTAGGAATACTATCAAAACTAATAGCAGATGCTGTCCATGTAGCATCATTAGCTCCACGCACAATTTTTATGGGAGCAGTATCTTCTTGTACTACAATTAAAGTATCAGCAGATTGTGTCCAACACATATTAGCTAATTTAGCTGATGTAAGACTGACACCTGATGTAGATAAGTATGAATTTCCAGTACCATTAATATTGGTTATTAATACACCGGCTTTAAAGATATGCATGCGATTGTGCGTAAAGCAAAGCATATAACTATCTGATGTAGAAAATTCAAATGCTACTAGCCTTACGCCATTAGCAGCAGATTCTGCACTTGTATTAGGTAATGCACTTATATAGCGTAAGCCATGTCTACGAGTAATGCCACCTTGTGGCTGACATGTTACATTTTGTGCGGTCTCTAAACCATTTTCATATGATTTAATATCTACACGTGAACGAAGTAATGGATCTATTTCACCCGCAGTAAAGTTTGTTTGTATATTAACAAAGCGAGCCATTAATATCTCACATTAATAAGTGAGAAATCTTGAATAGCATTGATAGGTTGTCCTTGTCCATCAATATTCATAGCCTGTCTCATATAGCCACCGCGACCATTTTCTCCTGGGGTTCCTACTGCAATAGTTTGCCAATACTGAGCTTTTTCAGTTTGGTCTGTAATAGGCAATGATAAATGCCATGCTAAGATATATTTTAATAATTGAATAAAATAAGTAGGCATTGCATATTCTGGGACTGAGTACTGATAATCTACATATACTTCTTCGTAGTTAGTAAGTAATTTATCTCCCATGATTCTATACTCATTTCTAAAGGGAGCGCCTACAGAATTACTATTAAATACACCGCGTGGTGATGTTAGACGATCTGATGGTAATTGATATTCGTATTCATATTCTGTCGTTGGTATTGTAACCAAACGAGCCAAAGCCACTTTTTTAAAAGAGAATGACCATGGATAAGTTGTTAGAGCTTGATCTCTAACGTCTGGATAAAGTCTATCGCATATAGATGACTCATCTGTTCCTTCTGTAAATGATGCAATAGGTTTTGCACCTAACATCAATAAAGAATCAGAACAAACGGATAATGCTGAATCTCCAGCTGCCATACTTTATCTCCAAATGTAAGAATAAGGCGAGTGTAAAACACCCGCCCTACCCAAGTTACTTACTGCAATACAGTTTTTTAGTCTGTATTTGTTACTGTTGCTGCTGTTGTATCAGATACGTTTACAACGCCAGCAGCTGTATTTGTCATCACAACGTGATAACCAGCTGTTGAAACTGCACCAGAAGAAGTTGTTACGCGCCAAATAATGTCGCCAACTTTAACTAATGAAGCTACTGCGTTAAAATAACCTGATGTATCAACTGTTGCAGCTGTATCTTCAGTGGTATAACTCCACATTTGTGGAGCATTACCAGCTTTAGATTGACCGCCAATCGGTTGAAATGCTGTGCTTGAAAATGCCATAATAGTTTCCCCTTAGATTAAGTTTCACGGCAAGTGAGTTGAACGATACCCTCAGCATCAATTGTTGTTGCTGTAGCAGAGAAAACTGCATTCACAAGGAATGATGTTTTTTCTGGAACATAATTGATTTCTGTGCGAGGAGCTATGCCTTCTGCGTAACCAACAGAGTCTTTATGGAACGCAAACATTGTTCTATCTAAAGATCCATCGATTGCTAAACCACCTTCTGAACGATCACCCAATGTATGGAATGTGAAACCTAAGAATGTATTGATTTCGCCAGCCACAAGTGCTTTAACTGTATTGAAGTCAGAAGAAGTTACTGCTGTTTCTGAAAGCAATGAAGCCAAGCCATTACCATGTAAAATAACATGGCGATCCATTGGAGGAACATTGTTTTTATCTAATAGACGTTTAGCTTCACGTAATTTAGCTACGCTTAGGTTAGTGTCTGTTCCGCCAATGTCGTTAGACACTGTTAATGAAGTTGATGAAGCAGCAAGTGCATCAAGAACCATTTGATCTTGACGGCGACCAATAGCGTTAGCTACTAATTGCACTAACTCTTGTCTTTCGTCAAAGTTTACTTTTTGTTGCATGAAAATGTCAGAGTACTCTGCTGCATTCCAATCTGCAAGCGTAGCAGTTACTTGTGACCATGCTGCATTTAATGGTGTTACGTCTGTTTGTGGGATTCTTAAAGTAGCAACACCTTTGCCTACTTTAGGAAATTTTACTACTGAGCCTTCAACACCGCGTCTTTGTCTAACAGCACCAACTAATTCTGCCTTACCTTGGTAAGCCTGTTTAACTTCGGCATCAAAGAGCGTTACAAAAGCGCTTGATAATCCAATAGCCATGTTATTCTCCTAGAATTGATAAAAAATTTAAGTTTATCGCTTTGGTTAGCCAAGAAATCTGGGCCAGTGCTTGCTATTTACGATAGCCATACGACAAGACAACTTGCGTGAAGGGTTGCGAATGCAATGAGCCTTGAGGAGTTTTTAGCATGTTTTGCAAATTTATGCAAGTATTTTGCGTATTAAACAAAAAAAAGGCCCACCGAAGTGAGCCTTAGCCTACGGAGACTAATTATGTACCAAAAGATGATTGGAACATTTTTTCTACTTTAGCACGATATCCAGGATCTGTTTTATATTTTGGATCCCCTACCATAGCATAAAGTTCATCTTTTGACGGAGCGCCACTAACAGGAGAGTTATCTGTAGGTACACGACCTTCATAAGATGATCTTAACTTTTCTAATGCAGCAATGCCTTTAGCAGTGCCACCCATTACTTTAAATTCTTCAAAGTCGTCTTTACCCCAAATACCTTTATTAACTAATCCACTAGCCCATTTAATCATGCCATTGATGCGCGCATCTGCATTAGGACCTAGTGCTTTCTTTTCTTGCTCTAAGTTAATTGTTTGAGTATTTTCTGCTTCAAAGCCCATTTCAACAACTTTACCTACTAATGTATCTAAAGCTGCCTGGCTAACGTTATATTCTTTAGCCCATTCTATAACATGACTCCTTACAGGATCAGTCTCTGGAATGTTTTTAAATGCAGATACATCATACTTTCCATCTGCTGGTGCTTTATGTTTGCCTTGTGAGATTTGCTTGCGGAGATCAGTCCATGACTTAGCAATTGCTTCTAGGTCTGGTTCTGCATTATCTTTCTTCCAAAAGTTTTCTGGCCACCATTCTGGTCTTTCTAATGGAGAGTCATCTTCTGTAGGTTCAAGATGTGATATATCAGTCTTTGTAGGATCTGATGCTTGTGTTTCTATTTCAGGTGATGCGTTGTCGAGTAAGCCAGTTTCTTGAGATACTTCCTCAGTACTAGGCTCGATTGAGTCATCTATCATTACATTTTCCTTGCTCTAATTAACCTTGCTTCTAAATCTCT